GAGAAAGAGAGATCAAGTTCACTTCTAATCTGTGGGTCAAGCTCTTCACCTAGCTTGTCATCCCTAACCTGTAGTTTAAAGAACGTGGTTTGGGGAGGGAGCAAGGCAAGCATCAGCTTAGCTGCCAGAGTTGTGACAGCTTTGGAGCCGACTGCTTGCCATGGTGTAGGCAGAGCCTTGCGATCTTGTGATTCGTCTTGTCGGATGAGGTAAGGCAGAGTCAAACGTGAGCATTCAACTGCGACATCGAGATACTGATCCCGACGTGCACGCAGTTCATCATAGCGTGACTTTGCGTTCATTATGCTAGACCACCCATACCACCTGTACGGCTTCCAGCTGATCCACCCATACCAAGTGGGTTAGAGAACTGATAGGTGCCTTTGGATACAGCACGCTTAGATTCAGTCTTGGAAACTGAAGACCTAAACTTAGGTTTGTAGTCAGCACCACGCAGAGCACGGTTTGCTTTCGGTGGTCCCTGTGCAATTTGTGCCATCAACTGTTGTTGACGTTCAGCCATGCGTTGCTGTGCCAGGTTAGCTTGGTATGTAGCATCAGCTTGTGCTTTCTGTGCACTAAATGCTGTTTGAAAGTTTCGGAATGCACGACCAGGGCGAGAAGCACGGGCTACGTTTGCTGCTGATGCAGCAGAACCACCCATAGCAATGACTTGGTTATAAAAGTTTTGATTAAATGCCATCTTGTTCTAATCGATTAAGTAGCCACTCCACTACGGAGCGTTGTCCAGATCGATACATGACAGTTGAGATACTATCACCAGGACCTGGGTTTGTGGGTGGGAAGTTTTCTTCCATCTCTGCAAGGATAGTCTTGACGGTAATACCGTAAGCTTCAAGCGTATTGAGGGAGATTGACATTGGAATGTTCAAAGAATGCCGGCATACGTGCCGACCTGGTGTTAGAAAAGCCCTCTGCGATACCCTTTTCAAAAAGTGAATCGCTCTGAGAGTGCCAAAAATTTTTCGCTAAAAACTTATCGGTGTTTTCAGCTTGTAGAGGCTGGAAAACCCAGTCTACAGTTGCTTTTCTCAGTTTGTTGAGAGACTTAGAGGGATTAAGACCCAGCTCACGGCATACAAGAGAATTTGTAGCAACATGAATTTGCTCATCTCGGCTAATATCTGCGGAAATCGTTCTGAGACCGGCATCTCCGGCATAGCGAAAGAAGGGAAGCAAACAGAAGAAAACACTACGTTCGGCTACCATAGCCTTAACAATTGTGTGATCTTCATGCTCTTCCCATGCTTTTTTCAGGATCTGTGCTTCTCGTTCTGCTTTTTCATCGGTACCGAGTGCTTTTACAGCGTAGTTCAGAGCCAAATCATGGTTTTCTTCATCTTTGATGTTCATTTCCAAGATTTGACGTGCTGCAACAGGGATCTCACCTTTTAATGAGTGTGATATAAAGTCACCCACCGGCAGTTCGAGACATCGGAGAGCCAAGGCGCGGTAAACAGCTTCTTCCGCGCCAGATTTAAGTGTACCTGCTTCAGTTTGAACAGGAGTCCAGGTGCGTTTCCTGGCAATTAGTTTATCATACGGGGTCATTCTGCGCAATCACATTGAGGTTCAGGAGTTAACAAGTCCGCAAGGTAATCGTCAACATCAGACTCATCAAGTGCAGCATATGCACTAGTCTTGTCCTGAACGTCTCCCATCACTTGCAAACTGTAATAGAGGCTTGTTTGAGGAGACTGTAGCCACTCTTCAATGAACGCATTGTCATAGGTTACCTGATCACTCCATGAGTTGAACGAGTATCCGTGAAGAAGTCCTGTTTTTTCAAGCATTGTCATAAGTTGGTCGGCTACAAGTTTGTATGCTTCCCAACCTACTTCAGAGGCGATTTCAACATCACCATATTCATAGGTATTGACACCAAAGGTGCCACTGTCACGGTCAACTGACCGAGCGATGGGTGGTGCGATCTCAGGACAGGCAGTGAAGCCGTCTAGACCGACGCTACGATAGCTGCAGGAGGCCGTAGGAGCAATGGCAAAGGCTCTTACCATGTTATGACTCTTGGCGATGGCTGCAGCCTGCTCAATGCCATCTCGGATGGACTGAGCGATATCGTGAGCGGTTGAGAAGTTGACCTTCTCTTGGTTAATATCTCGGAGAGCTACTCCGAATTCATTATATGTGACTCCGTTTTGGCGGAGCAGGTTGGCAAGTCCAAGCATTCCAAGCCCGACTTGCTTATCAACGTCCGGGCTGAGGTATTCCCCAGATTCTCCAACACCTGTCGTAGGATGGAGCGCACACAACTCGGACATACCCTCAACGAAAGCTTTTGGGATGTCAGAGATAGTACAGGCAGAGAGATTGACATGCTGCAACAAGCATGTGCCTCGTGAAGGCAGGTATACTTCAAGACAGACGTTTCCTCTGATGCGGTTTCCATCTTTGTCGTACCTAATTTTATTCAGCCAGATGTCACCTTTCCGAATCCCTTGGAGGAGTTCTTCTTTGTAAGGGAACTCATGCCAGGATTCTTCAGTGAGATTGATGCAGCGTTTAACCCAGGGTAGTTCATGTCGTGGTGTTTGAATGAAGTCGAGTGAGTCAGGATGGTCGATGTCAAGATGAAGAACACAAGCTCCATTACGGAATGTGCCGCCTCTACGTAACACTTCATTGAGCATAGAGTAGATGCGTCCAAACGACACGGGGCCACTGGCCACTAATTCATCTGGTCCTTTTGTAGTAACAGTACCCTTGGGTCGAAGATTGGACAGGTGTACTGCGACACCAGCCCCATGGCGTAGAGCGTGACTAACGAATCGCCAGGAGGATTCGATCCCATTGACACCGGTCATGCTGTCATCAACCGACATAACCGTGCACGATACTGGCAATCTGGACTGGGGGTTGTCCATCCAGGACTGTACACGTCCTGTGCGAGAGATGAGTTTAGACATTATACTAAGTCAGATAAATCGGGTGGTTTGTAGTTTGGTCCTTTAAGAACCTTACCGTCTTTTCGGTAGATCGGTTTACCGTCTTCACCAAGCTTGGACATATTCGATCTATGGACACGTCGGAGTGCTTGCTCTAGATCCCAGTCCATGTTTTCAGCGTATTGAGCGCAGACATATACCAAATCAGCTAGCTCTTTCAAGCAAGCAGCACGATCTGGAGGATGCATCAGAGCCATCTGATGATCGGCTTCAAGGAACTCTTTAAATTCCTCAACGATCAAATTCTTCTGCATCAAGCGGGAACTCAAATCGTTCGGTATATTGTATGCTCGGCGGAACTCGATTGCTTGGTTGCTCAGGAGTGACATATTGCAATTCGTTGGTGAGATAATGAATGGCTTTTTCTAGGTCTTCTACATAGTTTTCTTTGTAGCCAGCCCTGCAAATGTATTTTACAGCGTTACCTAGGTGGTAGGAAAGTCCTTGATCACGAATAAAGTCCCATACTTCGATGGTTCCCCTTCGGTAGTAGTCTGGCGAGTGGGCCATTCTTTCAATAGTTGTTTTATGGTGTTGGTCAGAGCAAAGTTCTGACGCTGCAATGCCATGAAGATAGTAATAATATCTGTCTTCTCAGCATTAGGTAAAAGGTCTTTCAACCTACGCAGCTGGAACTCTTGCTCCATTGTCGGTTCGGTTACGGGCATTGGTGGGAGTCCAGAGGATGGGTTGGTGTTCGGTGAGGTCATAGTTGTCGATAGTGAGTATTTTTGCCAGACGAGCGTTCTGTAAGGCAACTGACTCATCTAAGTCCTTCTCATCGAAGGCTTTGACAATAGTTTCCCAAGTGTATCCGTCTTTTTCAAAAATAGCAGCAGCACGTTTTACGCCTAATCCAGGAACGCCAGCATAACCATCTGTTTGGTCACCTGCCAGTGTCTGAATAAAATGCCATTGCATTCCTTCTTCTTCAGTGATCTCCAAGGTTTCTGCTAGGTTATAGAGAAGCCCAGGGATCTGTTTCATATCTTTATCAGGACTGACAATACAATTGCCTGGATGCAGTGTCGCATAGATTCCCATGGCATCATCTGCTTCCAACTGTGGCATCCTGATAACTTCATATTCAGTTTTTAGTTGTTCAATTACACGTCTATATCCGCAGGGTTTTTTTCTTTGGCGGTGTCCTTTGTAGGAGTCAAGGATAGACTTCCTAAAATTGACACTATCACTAAAGAAAAGAATAGTACCGGTGCTAGAAAAGAAAGCATCTTCAATCTTTTTAAGTTCTCGTTTTACGGCCTTGTAAGCCTCACTGAACTTCGAGATAACCATGATGACATCATCACCCCAGTCGATCTCTGATTCACATGCGGCACAGGATTTATAGACAATATAATCTGCATCAATCAGTAGTTTCACTATTTAAATATTTTAAGGCATTTGACACAATGCTAGGTGAGTCTTTCAACAAGCCTAAACCAGCATTACAATGCGAGCATATGTACCCTCTAAACTCCATGGTCTCATGGTTATGATCTAGAACCCATTTTTCAGTATGCGTACCACAAATAGGACATGGACCTGGTTCAGGCTTTGGGTGTACCTTTTTAAGTTGGCGAATCTGTACTTCATGCTTGTTACGGCAGTCATAACAAACTCTCCGTGGAGCTCGTGTTGGGCCATCTCGCCTTGGGAACTCACTAAGTGGTTTTGTCTCACCACATTTAGTGCACTTCTGCCCAGTTGTTTCCGATTTTGGATTCTGCTCCGATTGGACATCTGAGGTTGTAGTAAGCGCCAGCCTCAGCTGCGCTTGATACCAGGGATGCTGCCAAACGGTCGGCGTGGAGCCCGTGGCATTCGTATTGGAGTTCGTCATGTATGAAGGCAAGCTGCGAGCAGCAGATATCGTGAGTGTGGTGGTTAGCTATTACCAGCCACCGCTTCGCGATTACGCCAGCAGATCCCTGTAATAGGAAGTTGAGTGCTTTGTGCGGACTATCAAGGAGGACCTTGCGTCCATCAATGGCTTTAACAAAGCCCCGATCACCCGCAACTTTAATTGCAGTAAGGAGATCATCAAGTCCAGGAATCGCAGCAACATACGCTGCTCGAATCTCAGCACCTTTCTTCTTAGCTTTGTTGGGAGGTAACTGTTTGTCATAGGTTAATCCGATCTTAACATCTCCAGCTCCGTACAAAAACGCATAAGTAACATTTTTGACAAGCTTACGGGTGATTCCAATCTTATCAGCATTTACTTGGTGGATATCACCGTTGAGTAAGATGTCTGCGTATCGTCCCCCGTCGTAACGGGCAAGATAGTGAGCAAGCATCCGAAGCTCAATGCCGCTAAGATCAGCGCCGACCATAACTTGACCCGGAGTTGCTGTAAATAATCGTCTAAATTCGGGTCCACTAGGTACCTGGGCTAGATTGGGTTTGTTATGTGCCATTCTAAAAGTGGCACACCCAACTGAACAATGGTGGTGGATGCGACTAGCACTCGTACATAGCTTCAGCCATGCGTTCGCGCCTTCGGATATCATCCCCAGACTCTTCGTAATCTCCAGGATCCTGTAGAACTGTAGGGAAAGCCCAGTTCCATGGTTCTTCAAAGTCGTCTCGTCGATCTTCGTTTTCCCAGAAGTCGTAGTAGTCGTGTCCTTGTAACCATCGAATGTCGTTAGAATCCATGCTATGTGATCCCTTGAACCGGGATTAAAAGTTTTTAGTCGCGTAAAAGGACACCCTTGAAAGTATCCTTGAGTTTTGTTATTTCGTTTTGGAGTAAACTCTGGTCCTGGAACGAAAGGGAACCGCTGCGATAATAGTTCAACAATATCTGAAAGCTCTCTTCGGAGAGAACATTCAAGTTCCCGTGCAGCTGGTTCATCAAAGTACCATCCATGCTCTTCTTGCAGTGTTAGTATTTGTGCTACCTGATGCTCTAGCGTAACCCAGTCAGGTAGGGGTGGAAATGGTCGCATAATTTGCGTGTAACAGCAACATCTTGGACGCAGTAATCCTGCATCTCTTGGCTCCAGACTTTGAAGTCATTCTCTTTGCCGTAGTCACCCTTGAGTTCAGACAGTCTATAACCGTATGATTCAAGGCTGTGTCTACCATAGAGTTTGGTAGGCATGTCCTTCCACTGCATCTTCTGATCCAGCTGGAGCATGTTTGGATGATACAAACGTGAAAGGATTAGGGTATCAACAACCTCACCTTTTGGGTCAAAGAAAGGATAGAGCTTTTTAATAACTCTGAGATCATACGATATAATGTTGTGACCCACGATAGAATCGGCATCGTCAAGCCTAGTAACAGCTCGAACAAGAGGATCGCAATCCCTGCCTTCATTGTTGTAGACAACCGTTTGGTCATCATTCGTATCGTGTAGTACGATACAGTGGATTTCGGTACAATCATGTACTAAACCGTTTGCTTCTAAATCAAAGACAATCATTTGCCAAGTTTGCGTAGTCTCTTCAGCTCTTTTACTTCCATTTTAACGTTTTGAAATGCAGCTTCAGCTTCAAGCTTACCGCCCATTTCTAATGAGACAATGATGTCTACCTTACGCATGAATTGTTCAAGTGCTGATTCAAGCCTCACTTTGTCTTCCATCGATAGGTTTTATCCACGAATTTAGCCCGTTCGACCATCTCGGGCGTTGGTGGATTTGGCTTGCGTAGATCTAAATCAGTATTAGAAATCGGTAGCCGGGTTGAAATTGGGTTGAGCTTCATACTCTTTAAAAGAACAAGTTGCAAGATTGTATTCTAGTTTGGCTGCGATGCCAGTTTCGCCTGAATATCTATTTTTAAGAACTCTAACTGTTGTAGCAGAGTCAGGAGATCCGTCTTGTTGATTTCGCTCCAGTGCGATGACTGAATCTGAGAGCTGAGCAATTGCAGCTGAGCCACGTAACTGTCCCAATGTGACACGTGCTCCTTCTTCATGGTTTTGGTCTGATTGTGTGCGGCGAAGGTGTGATACCAAGAACATGGCAATACCTGTACGCTCCACAAGTGAACGTAAACGTGTCATCGTTTTGTCGATTGTCTTACGTTCATCACCATCTAGTCCTGACAGGAGGATGGAGAGGTGGTCCAAGAAGATGATCTTGGTGTCCAACCCCGTGGCGAGGTACTCGATTCGGTTGTAGATAACATCAGGATCATAACTCCCAAAGCCATCAAAGAGAAAAAGATTCCACTTAGAGAGTGTTTCGTCAAAGGCGTTGATTAGTTCTTTGTGATCATGTTCACCAAGGTGATAGGCTTTACCTAAAGCAGATGACATCAGACCCAACGCAGTCCTGCGATTTGATTCTTCTAATGCCAAGTAGCCAACGCGATTGTCTGCTTGCAGCAGCTGTGTCGCAATGTGCCTACAGAATGAACTCTTGCCTGTGCCCGAGCCTGCTGTAATGGTTACTAGCTCACCGTAGCGTACACCATGTAAGAGCCTGTCTAACCCATCGAAGCCATATTTAAAATCACTTGGTGCTCGTG